GTTTTAGAATTTGGTTGTGATAAATTAACACTATCTCCAGTTATTGCTATTTCATATCCTTTTTTTGTTGCTGATTTTACTTTAATTTGTTTTGGTTGTTTGTAATCAGTAGCTGATAAGCAGCTCATTATGGCATTAGTATTATGTATAGCACCTCTTTCTCCTCCTTTATTTGTATCTCCAAACAAACTTATTTTATCGTCATCTTTTCCAAAGATTTCTCCGATAGGAAATACTTGTCCTCTACTTCTGTTTGGAGCATATCCGACAAGGTAGATTCTCTCTCTATTTTGGGGTAAAAACCATTTTGTATTAAGCAATTGCCATTCAAGTCTATAACCCCCAATGTTGGTAAACGCTTGCAAGATTGCTGCAAAGTCTTGGCGATTGTTTGATGAGAATGTTCCTTTAACATTTTCCCAGATAAAAAAATCTGGTCTGCATTCTTCGATAAGCCTAATTGCTTCAAGGATAAGGCTTGATCTGCTTCCTTCCATACCTTTTCTTTTTCCAGCAAGGCTAAAGTCTTGACAAGGACTTCCGAAAGTGATAGCGTTGATTTTTGGGAGTTCTGCTCCTCGAACATCTGTAACTGATCCGACATAAGTACTATTTTTAAAATTGTGATTATAAGTTTTTATTGCATATTTATCTACTTCAGAGTAATAAGAATTTACCTTAAACCCTGCTTGGCTTAAACCTAAATGAAAGCCACCAATACCACTAAACAAATCGAGTAAATTTATTTTCATTTATTTCTCTCTATATACTTCTGTAGGTTTGCTAATGCTCTCCAGGCTACTTTAGCATCGTGTGGCATACCATCATCATCTAGTGTACCGCAGTCTATTAAATGTCTAGCTAAAGCATCTAGTTCATCTGTGGATTTGTTTCTATCCCAATGTAATGGTTTATCTGGATGATGCTGTTGATTTCCTATATAACTAACCTGTGCTACCATTTTAAGTGCATCGGGGAAATATTTAATAACACCAGAGTAAACTGGTATCTCTTTTCGTTTTTTGTGTTTATTAGAATTCTTCATATGTCATTCTATATGTTAAATAAATATATATGTCGTTATCTACTAATTTATATCTTTTACTTTCCATCTCAAACCTAAATATAAATGTAAACAACTCTATTTCTATTTCACTTCCTACTTCAGGCACACTATCAAAATCTAACCATAAAGAATTTACGGTGTCTAGTAATTTGTTTTCTACATCTTCAGAAGGTTCTTGTCCTACTATGTCAGTCAAGATGTGTATCTTCATATTTCTTTAATTGTTGTTTAGCTTCGTTTCTCTCGTTTACCGCACCGTCTCTTTGAAATTTATATTGCATTACAGCTTTAAGCGCAAGATCTCTATCTCGTTTTAATTCTATTATATGCCATTGTATATCTAAAAAAGATTCTATTATTAATTTTAATTCTTTATTATCTTGTGCTTTACCTTTCCATTTAGTTAACAGTTCTAATACTGTTTGAATATTCTTATCGCACTCAAACTCTTTTATTGCATCTAGCTTTTTATAAGCATCTATCAAATCCTGATTCATTGTTTATATAACTTGCTTGTGATTCTTCTAATAAATATACTTCTTTTTCTTTTTTCTTTTTAGTCCATAGTGTTGTATCTGGACAATTTAACTTCTCTAGCTCTGGTAAATTCATATTGTTTAACCAAAATATATACATACCTTTCGGATCAAACACTAAATATAATTTGTGTATTTGTTTTGGTAACCCTAATAGTCTTTGATATTTACCTTTCTCTAATAATTTTGTTTCATAATATTTATGTCTAAACTTCATTTCTATTACGCATTCTTTTTTCTTTGGGGTTAAACCTTTTGCATCAAAATATTCATAATCTTCACCACACCAGGTAAGGTTCCAACCATCTAAATTTAATATATTAACTACAGTTTGTTCCCATCTATGTACTTCTTTTATACCCATTTTTATAAATAACATTTAGCTCATCTACAAACTCTTGTATTCTACCAATAATATGTTCACCCCTACAAGTACATAAACTTTCGTAAGGATGATTAAAATACTTTGCGTGTAGACTTTCGATTAATTTAAGTTCGTTTTTTGCTATTGTGTTATTTTTTACGCCTTTAAATTTAGTCCATTGATCGTAATCAACTTTTATCATTTGTACTTTATCTGTCATCTTTTAATTTGTATTTTATTCCAATCGTCTTTTCTCTTATCACAACCACAGTCTTTGTAGCCGAATAGTTTTGCTATAGCCGTAGCTATTCTTTTACCATAACCAAACGTAATTATGTTAATTATTTTTTCTGCTAGATCCCCTAGTCCAATCGAATTTCTCATATTGTTTTTTTACAAAATCTTTTACTTTTAAATATGTGTTTCTTAAAGATACATAACTTATATTAGTTTCTCTTTGTAGCTCTGATATTTTCTTACCACCAGACAACAGTTCAAATATTGTAATGTCATACCAAGTAAGTTTCTCTCTATAATCATCTGTAAATTCTTCTAGCTTATTAAAAAGTGTATCTTCATCAATAGTACTTTTTTTACCATACTTAGCTAAAGCTGAACTTAAATCAAAGTTTTCACTATCAGATGTAATTATTAAATCTTTACGCTTGTTGTTGTGTTGTTTTAATCGTAAACAAGAATGAAATATAATTTTATAACAATAGAAATAGTTTATATCGTTTTCACCATATCTTAAATCTTTACCCTTCTTTGTTAGATCATCTATTTTAATATAAAGTTCAGAAACAATATCTTTGCAGTCGTCATCACCGCAGTTAAAAGATTTACATATCCTTAACCAATCTTTATGTTTCTTATATGCTATTTCAAGAATCACGCTTTTCTATTAAATGTAATAAATTTTTATTGTTAATACTAAAACCTACATTGTTAGCTAATGATCTAAACTCTATAGGATTTTCTAACGGTGTAGGTCTACCACCACTATCTATCTCCTTTATTTTTATTATAGCTAAATATGTATTTGTCCAGTATTCTGGGTGATTTGTATACCTGTGTAATATTAGAAAATTATCAGATTTATTTAGGAACTTACCCCCTCCTTCAGCTGATCCTGCACTTGGTGGCTGTATGTATCCTTCAAATTTATGTCCGTTAGGGTGTTTGTGTCTTAGTGATTCTGTTACAGCGTGTGTAATTAAATATATAGAACACTTGTTTCGTCTAGTAAACAATCTATAATCTCCCATAACTGCGTAGTCGTATTCGTGACCACCGTATGTTTTCATTAACTCTTTATCTCTTATAAGTGAATTGTATGGATCTATTAATAAAGCGTGGTAATCAAATGTCTTTTTAATTTCTTCTGCTTGTCTTAATAATTCGCTAGATGTATATACTTCTTCTATGTTCACATATCTAAAGTGTTGATGAATCCATTTAATCTTTTCTTTCCATACCTTATCTGGTATTTTATTAAATGGTAACCCAACTAAAAATTCACATAGCTTTTTACTTATACTACTAGGTTCATTCTCTGCTGAATATATCAAGTATTTAAGATTATACTTAACAGCATATAATAAAAGTAAATAAAGTAATGTGGTTGTTTTACCAGTTGATGCGTGTCCAAGTACTACATTAAAGTTACTAAACTTAAATCTCCAGTACTCATCTATCTCTGGTATTCCAAGTCGTAGACCTTCCTTAATCTTACCATTACGAATGTCATTCAGTCTACTAACTTGAGAACTTAAAGAAACTGTATTAAAATGGGAGTCCGTCATCGTCATTTGTGTTTCGATCAGGACTGTGTTCCTTACTAGTTATTTCTTTATAATTATTGCTTTCTAATTTGCTGTATGGTTTACCAGCTTTGCTTATCATAGTAATAAACTTAAGATACCCTTCATTTTCTTTAATATGTTTTTGTATATCGGGATCTTCTAACTGTTGTTTAAACTTCTCTACGTTAAGACTATTCTTAGAAACTATATAGTCTTTATCATTTGTGTATGTATAAAGTCCGTTTATAAATACTGTATCGCTATTTTGTGCCATTGTTTTGTGGTTTAGTTGTTAGTAAATTATAGTATGCTATTGTTACTTGTCCTATAGAACTTAGTAATTCGCTTTGCGCTTTCGCTCTATTTTCACCTTCTAGTGATAAAGTTTTTTGCCAAGCATCACTAGTTACAGTTTCGAAACCTAACTTAGATGCAACTGATAATGCTATACTTTGTTGCTGTGTTAAAGATTCTGTACTTGTACTTGTGTTTGTAGGTTGATTATTTTCTACTTTTTTCATTTGTTTACCGTTTTGAATTATTTTTTTGTTTACCATTCTTTCGTTCAAAAGGTACGTAACATTGTCACCTTTTGCAAATGGGTACGGTTTATTAGATGGATAGTTAAATACTGGTATATCACCATTCTTTAGTGATACTTTATATTCTTTCATTTCTGTTCCATCTTTACCAGACCAAGTTTTACCTTCTTCGATCCAGTCTATAGTTGATTGTCTGTTTTGATTTTGTGCTAAACTCATTATGTATTTATTAAATTAAATTTATCTGCGTATGCTAGAAGTTCTTCTAGTCTTTTGTTTTTTTGTTTTTCCTTAGATAACTCTTTTTGTAGAGATTCTATTTGTAGTCGTTGCCATTTTAATTGGTCATTCACAAAGCCATTAGCTTGTGTTTTTATAATATTTAAATCGTTTTGTGTGTACATATTTATAATTGTTTCCTCAAAGTTATCAAATTTTTTTTATAAAACAAATGTTTTTCTTCTAATTCGTAATTTTGTATTTTAATTGTTTGTTTAGATAATAGCATTAATTCATCTGCCGTACCCTTACCGTGTATTTCATCTATACGTTTACCATAGGTATATTGATTACCTGCTAGCCAATTATTGCAGTATGCACATTGGGGGTAAACATTACGTTCATCATACCTAGTAACTAAAAATCTCCTACTAACAAAATGTCCTGCGTGTATCTGACCACTATTCCATATAGCTTTCTTACCACAAGTTATACAAGTACAATACCCTTTTTTATCAGCGTGTTTTCTTCGTATGTATTCGCTAAATATCCGATCAATTTTTTTGATTAATTTTTGTCTCATTATATAAATATATAAAAAACTGTACTATATTGTATTGTACTATATAGTATAATAATATATTGTATAATACTATATTGTACTAGAGCTTTCTTATTTTTTCTAGACCACGAGATCCAAAATATGCTCCATAAACTAAAAGAAGTAATTGATTTATAATAGTAAGATCATAGTTTAAAAAAAACCCTGTAGCATATACTAAAGTTAAAAATACTAACGATATAGGTCTTACGTTTTTACTAAGCCACGAATCAGATAGAGAATCAGCTTCCCACCTTCGAGTAACTGCATCCATCTCCTCTAACTCAATATCAAGCATTCTAAGAGCAGTTTCTTTATCGGGCTGGGGTAAACTATCATCTTTAATGATTAAGTTCTTTAAAACGCCTAATACGCCTTGATCAGGTATTGTCTCCGCTAGACTCTGAAACACCCCCGACTTCCCTAGTAGGAACTGACCTAGTTTCGTCTCTTTGAACTTTTTTCTTTTTTTGCTCATACTTTACTTTTTTAGGTTTCTCTACTTTAGGTTCTTTAAACTCTATAAGACCTAAACCTGTATTGCGATATACTAAACCTCTATTTAAACCTTCTACATAACTACAATGTACCCAACTAGGGCTATCATCATTATATTCCCATATCAATACATCGAACTTTAAATTGTCTTTTATGTAATAAAATATATCTTTATTAGATACATCAGTACCATCGTTGTCTAGATCTATAGCTTGACCTGTAATGTGTTTACTGTATTTACTACCACCTACTAAACTATTTAATCTTTCACATCTATACATACTACTTACGTAGATAGGTTTTTTAAAGTGATCACGTATAGGTTGAAATATCTTTTCTGCTGTTAGTTTTAGGTTGTCTATTATAATACCGCTAGGTGTATTGTCTAGTCTTTTACGTTTTGCAGTTTCAGATTTTATAGCTTCTGCTAATGTTAAATTTTGTGATAGTTTCATTTTAATAATATTTATTCATAAACCACTTTAAGAATACTGTTGCCCAAAACATAGTTAATAATAACCATACTGTTGAGTAAATAATATAAGGTACTTGAAGCCAAAAAGCATCTTTAATACCTTCCCAAATTTTATTTAAAAAGTTTTTCATAATATTTATTTTTAATAAAGTTAATTATTTTTTATTTAATAGCTGATGTATTTTTATCAGCGTATAAATAGTCGTTACTACTATTAACAATCCTTGTAATACGGAATTTATTTCTGATATTGTCATTATTAATGTAAATACCCCTAAGATTGTTGGTTCAAATCCATTCATTTTAATTTATTTTAAATGCCATATATATATAATCATTGCCATTTCCATTTGTTTGACCTAATCCAGGACCACTACCAATTAACTTAAACCCTGTAGATATAAATTCTACATTTGTTCCTGATTCAGTTGCTTCTGCTGCAGAATCGTTAGGTTTTATATTTTTACTACCACCACGAACACTATCTAATATAACCCAGTTATCAACTCCATCTGTTACTTTTATTAATACAAAGTCAGGTTGAAATCCTGTTGTTATGGTTTTAGTTGTCGTACCATCTCCAGTATAACTTCCAAACTTGCTATATCCTGATACTGAATGGAAACAATAAGCTATAAACTCATCACCACTTTTATTTACACTATCAACGCCAACTGAACCCGTTGCAAATCCAAATGTAGTGGCATTTAAGTTTGCATAAGTTATACCCCCATTGCTACCCATACTTGTAAATGCAGCAGCAGTTAAATCCAAAGCTATCCCTTCATTAGAGGCTAATCCAACGTGACAAGCATTCCAGTTTCCTGATGAAGATAAATTTTTCACTATAACCATATCAGGTTTTGCTGAAAGACCGTGTGGCACTCTACTTGTAGCAACACCATCTCCTTCCCACTTAACTATACTAAATCCTGCATTAGCATTTGCACTAACTATTGATTGTATAGAAACTATTGCTTTAGTTCCTATGTTTAATGTATCATTCTGTGCTGTAGTTTCATTATACAAGTTAGTAACACTTGCTGCAGTTAATGCTTTATTATAAAATCTTACTTGGTCTAATTTACCTGTATAATCATAACCTCCTGCATCTGCACCAATATTAAACCCACCAGACACATTTGTTCTATTACTTTCAGTTAGTGCATTAGTACCAACACTAACCCCATTTACATACAATGTTAAAACATTACCGATCTCTACTACTCCCACTATATGATGCCAAGTATTTGCTGCAAGTGCAGAACTTTGTACCTGTGCTCCTCCTGATGTATTATTTCCAAAACTTAATTCAACCACATTACTACCAGCAAGACCTAAACCGAAACCTGCTGTACTCCAAGAATTAAAATTTCCTTCAGCTATAAAAAATCCACTTGATGAATTTGTATTTATCCAAGCTGAAATTGAAAAATTAGAACTTAAAGGTATTGTCGTATTGCTAATTCCTGTATTTATGAAACTACTACTCCCATTAAATTCTGCTGCTTTATTAAACTTACCACTTGAACTATATGTTACATTAGAAGCAGTTCCATTATAATTACCTGTTACATCATTTGCATTGTCCTCAAACTTATATATTGCTATTGCATCGACATCTTCTGTAACTTCTTCTATTGTCGCTTCGTTATCATCAGCTTTCCACGCCCAAGCAACAAAATCCTCGCCATTATTGTTTATACCACTTGCATCACCAGTATAAGTTACTCCATTATCATCAAAACTTTGTATATATCCACAACCTTGATTTGTTACCTCTGCACTCGTTACATTAGAATATATTGTTTTATTACCACCTCTTATTATGTCAAACAAATTATGATATGTACACCCACTTGTATCTCTTGTTTTTAACCAATATAATCCAGGTTTAAATCCTAAATCAATTTGTTTATTAGATGTACCATCACCTGTATAAGCTACTGTACTAAAACTTTTTGCTACTGTTGGTGCTTCTGTGTCAGGATCTGCAGCAAATGCCATATAGATATATGTATCGCCTGTATCATTAACATCATCGTGGTCTTCTTTAATTTGAAATCCATTAGAAAGAAAATCTACACCACCCATATCTGATGCTTCTACATTACTTCCATTAGCTAATAAATAATTTATTCTTGGATTACTTGTATTTCTTTTATTATCATACATAAACCAACTACCTGCATCACTTGCATTCTTAATCATTAAAAAAGCTGGTTCAAATCCAGTTTCTACAATCGGTCCATTATCAGAAGAATTACCTGTGTATGAGCCAATCTTTGAAAAGCCATCAATACTTTTAAAACAATAAGCTATGTAATCACTACCATTTCCGTTTTGATTATTTACACTTGAACTACCTTGTATAAATCCAAATATTGTACTGGTCATATTAGCAATATCTACTGCACCGTTTGTACCCCCAGCTATAGCTGCAGCTTCCCTCGTTTCGTTAAAAAACATTACAGTATTACTTGCAGTGTTAAAAACGTGCCACCAATCAGCATCATCTGTTCTTTTAAATATTGTTAAATCTGGAATTACTCCTAATCCGTGACCTACAGTAGAAGATGCTGAACCATCTCCTGTATATTTTACGATTGAAAATCCTGCTTGTTCATTGACTTGCACTGTACTTGTAATACTCCCATCAGTATTGCTGCTTGTAGTTCCTCCGTTTGCTTTCCAACACCAAGCTACATAATTTGTACCATCATAATTCCAACCTCCAGCTGCAGAACCAACTGTAAAACCCCCTGTATCGAATGATTCCAAACCATTTACATTAGTAACTTCTGCATTATCAAGATTTGGGTATATTGATTTACTTGCACCTCTTGTGCTATCCATTAAAGTATGACTAAAATCACCTACAGTACCACTTCTTGATTTTATCCAAACTAAATCAGGAGTAAATCCAAGCCCATACTCATAACTAACATTACTTGCAGTACCGTCATAAGATCTCATATCATCATTTGCATTTCCTTCAAATCTATAAGAAGCTACAAGTGAGTTTTCTTGATACAATGTAGTTACTTCACTTGCTGATAACACTTTGTTGAATATTCTTACTTGGTCTATTGTTCCACTAAAATTTGAACTACCCAAATCATAATTACCTATATTATTACCCCCTGAAACAGATTGAGTAAAAAGGTCGTAAGTCCAATCCATTCCTGAATCATAAACACCATCAATAAAACATTTAGTTTTAGTAGTTTGATTACCATCATAAGTAAAAACAAAATGATGCCAACCTCCATCATTATAACCACCTGCGGTTGATTGAGCATTATTAGCCGATTGTGCAGTACCTGCCCAGTTATTAACACAAATTTTACCTGCAGGAGAAAAACTATTATCTATTCTAATATGAAATGTATTATTACCAGTTCTTTTTGCAAACATATAAGAACCATTTGCAGATGTTGTTTTAAACCATAAACTATAACTTACAGTTTCGCCTTCAGCACCAAAGTTGTCTGGTATGTTTATTTTACTATCTGAAGCTGAAAATATAGCACCTTGACCATATCTTCCTGCTGAATATTGTATCGCAGTTCCAGTTCCGTTATAATTACCACTTTCATCATCTTCATTGTTTTCAAACCTATATAAAGCAGTACAAGAACTATCTCCAAGAACTTGTAGTGTGTCTGTTGTATCTTCTGATAATGGATCTAATGATTCTGGTGTTGTTTCTGCATATAGTGTTGAAATTTGTGATGCTGATAAAACACTTGTAAATACTCTTACTTGGTCAATTTTACCATTAAATGGTCTTGAAAGATTATTATTACTGCGTGATTTCCAACAACCTATTCCGCTAAATTCATTTGTTGATGGAGCGTTTGCTGTTCTTGATGATGATGTTATATCTAAAGAACCATTAACATAAATCTTTGCACCACCTGTTGAAGATAATGTTCCTGCAATATGATACCAAGTATTTAAATTTAAAACTGTAGTTCCCTCTGTTGCATATCCACCATCAGCTTCACCAGAAATTTGTTGGTCATTTGTTACCCATACTTTCCTGTTTTGTCCTATGGCTAAATAAGTATAATAATGACTTATACCTGATACAACCATTCCATAAGCTTGGCTTGGTGCAGCAGTTATGTTAACCCAAGCACTAAAAGTCAAATTATTATTACCAGTATTTAAACCCGTTAGTATAATGCTATCGCTACCATTAAAGTTAGCAGCTGCACCAAACTTACCTCCGTTAATAGAATGTGATGCAGCACCATCTCCTTCATATAATACGACTCCAAAGTGTTTACTTGGGGTTATACCTGTATCAGGTGGTTTAACTAATAATCTTTTTCTAAGACTCATAACTAGGATATTCGTATAATATAACTTGTTTTTTTGTTGTTAAAGCATTTACTTCGTTTTCTACTTGACTGGTTTGGTTTCTTAATAATGCTCTCGCTGTCACTACTTCCGTAGGTACTGTTTCACCATTATCTGTTTGCCTAATAATATACCAATCTGTTTTAGCTAATTCACCACCTATTATATGTTTATAGTTTGTGATCTTTTGCTCTTTTAACTCTGCTAATGTTTGCGACCAAGTTTTATCTACCGTATCTTTTCTAAATACAGTACTTTGCGTATCCCAATATATTTCACCTAAATCGTGTACCCTAGAATCATAATTTTCATCTATTATTACATCAAATAATCCAGCATTACGAAGTTCGTCTGCTGTCATACTTCTAGCGTTTAAATGATACCCTGTTGACGATCTAAACTTTACTGGTACGTCTGGGTATGTAGTTATTATTCCGTTGTTGTTTACTGCTTTCATAATTATTTTTGTATTACTGTATAATAATATTTATTATCTTCTAAATATAAATCTCCTAGTTCTTCTGTTTCGGTATCTATTCGTGGATCTACTATTGGAAAAAAACCTTCTTCTTCTAATATTTCTACTGGTGAACAAGCAAACGCTTTAGAGTAAAAATTAACGCCATCCCAATAACTTGGTAATTTACTATATACTATTATTTCACCATTTATATTATTCGCCCACATTATGCTTCTTTACTTATTGTTGCCCATTGTTCTGTTGATCCGTTTGTACTTACTATTTGTATTAGGTTAGCTACCGTTCCATCATATGTACCTGTTATTTCTTTTACACTTGCAGGTAAAGTTAATGTATAATTTCCACTTATTACTAAATCTACAGTCATACCCGTACTTACATTACTGAACGTCAATGTAGTATTAGCTGAAAGTGTTTTAGTATGAACCGCTGCACTTGACCAATCTACATCACTTGCAGATATAGCTGCCGAATTTGTATATTCTACACCTAATTTAGCATAACTTATAGCATCGTCGGCAACCATTGCAGTTGCTACACTTCCCGTATCTCCTGTACCTACTAAATTACCTGAAGCGGTTGGTAATACTAATACTGCTGAACTTGCCGCACTATGTGGTGCCGCTTTTAATGTTTGATAATGTGCATTACTAGTTTCACAGTACATTCTCATTTCTGCTACATTACCTGTATTACTTCTTATTTGAATACTACCGTCATCTATAGTAACTCCTCCTGTACTTCCATTACCTCCGATTGTTAATGATCCCGAAGTTGCAGTTAATGCTGCCCCTAATGCTACAGATGTACCACCTATTGTAACTGAATTATTAGTTAATGAAAACTCTGTACCACTTAATGTCAGACCACTACCTGCTGTATATGTAGTATTTGTATCACTTGCCGCTATTGTTATTGATCCATCTGCATTTGTTATCGTTACGTTAGAACCTGCCGTAATAAGCGCATTTTCAAAATAACTATTAGTAGCATCGTATATTAAAACGTTTCCTGCTGCAGGTGTTGAAATATTAGCGTCTGTAAGATCGTTTAATCCTGCATCTATAGCAAAGGTCGTTCCTGTTAAAGAAAGTCCTGTACCAGCACTATAAGTCGTATCTGTAGATGCAATAGTTATACTTCCATCTGCGTTAGTTATACTTACATTACTTCCCGCTGTTAGTAAAGCGTTTTCAAAGTATGAGTTACTAGCGTCATATATTAGTAAATTACCTGCCGCTGGACTTGTTAACGTAACATCAGTTAAAGTTGATAGTGTATGTTCAGTTGCCGTTGGTACTCCACTAGAATTACCTAACCAGAAATAATTTTGTTGTATATTAGGTATATCGTTACTTCTAATAATTGATGAAACAACTATTGAACCTGCACTTGAAGAATTTACTCTACCTACTTTACCTACATTTTGTATTAATGCTGTTCCTGTTGGTTTTGTGGTTGTTAAACCTCCTCCTGATTTTACATAAATCGTATCATTTTCTGATGGCGTTACTCCGTCTATTGGATCAGTAGTTAAGTTTTTAAGTACACCACCTGTTACTAAATATCCTTCGCCATTATTTGCTAAGTCTTGTAGTAATAAACCTGTTGCAGGCATAGTACTTGCCGAAGATGCATTAGCAGCTGAAACTTCTACTCTATTAGATGTGCCTACTGTTCCCGTAATATATACTGGTGTACCTTTTGTTAAAGTTCCCCCTGATGTGTTTTTACATTCAATTCTTACTTGATCTGTTCCCTCACTAGAAAGTGTTATTGTATCACCTGTTTCTGTAATTGTTATATTGCTTCCCGCTGCAAGTGTTACATCATCAGTAGTAGCATCGCTACCTGTTAATCTTATTATTGCATTATCACCTGATGTTTCACTACTTAAAGTATAAGTTGTATCGGTATCTGAAGCTGCAGCAATAGTAAAGCTAGGATATGTACCCGTAATTGTTACGTTGCTTCCAGCAGTTAATGATACTGTCTGATCGGGTGCTGAGTTAGTTACTGTAAAATTAGGATAAGTTCCAGAAGTTGTTATTCCAGTTCCCGCAGTAAGTGATACTGTTTGATCTGGACTTGTATTAGCTAGTGTTAAAGTATTATTAACGTCATCATATGTGCTACTTATACCAGTTCCACCTACTACTAAATTAGAAACCCTATCATCTACACGTTCCGATGTAAAATAAAGATTAGTTCCTTCGGTTAAATTTGTTGTAGATTTAGTTCCAAATGCTGTGTCAAATCTAGTCGTTGTATAATAAAGGTTACTCGTACCTTCGCTAACTGAATCAGTATCAAAACTAATATTAGCACTACCATCGAATGAAACACCATTTATTGTTCTTGGTGTTGATAAGGTATCTGCAGTTGATGCGGCTATCCCTAAGCTATCTACATATGTTTTAGTAATGTGTGCTTGTACTTCACTTGAGCTTGGTCCAGTATAGGAAATGACTCCTGTTGAACTATTGTAAGACAAAGAACCGTCACCACCATTGTCAACCGCACTTATTAACGCTCTTACATTTGCATCCGAAGGTCCCGTGTAAGTAAACACACCTGTTGTATTATCATAGCTAAAACTTCCTAGTCCGCCCGTATCATTTGCAGATAAATCTGTTAAACTTATTCCCGCTCCACTATTAGCTATTGTAAAACTTGGATAAGTACCTGTTACAGTAATACCTGTACCCGCAGTTAAACTTACTGTTTGGTCAGGTTGTGTATTTGTAATTGTAAAACTAGGGTATGTACCACTAGTTGATATTCCCGATCCTGCACTTAACGATACGGTTTGGTCAGGCGCACTATTTGCTATTGTTAGTGTTCCTGCATTATCATCATATGTTTTTGTAATACCCGTACCTGCTTGTATCAAAGTATTCGCTTGATCGTCAACTTTTTCTGCAGTATAATATTCATTAGATCCTTCTGTAATATTATCAGTTGTTAAACTAATATTTGCTGTACCATCAAAACTAACGCCTGCTATTGTTCTTGCTGTTTCTAATGCTGTTGCCGTATCAGCATTTCCAGTTACATCTCCCGTTACATCTCCTGTAACATTTCCAGTTAAATTACCTGTAACATTACCCGTAACATTACCTGTTAAATTCCCAGTTACATTGCCAGTTAATGGTCCACTAAAAGCATTAGCGGTTATTGTACCTAAAGCAGTTAAATCACCGCCTGTATTCATACTTAAACCACTAGTGTTACCAGCACCATCTGTAATTGATTGCAATGCTGCAGCTAGTGTTCCGTTATCACCTACTTTTAACAGCGATGTATAAGTACTACTTATTGAATTTCCAGTTAATGTCGCCATTTTTCTTTAATTTATTATTTATATACTTTTTTAATTTTACTATATTTTTGTTTTTTATCTTATATCTTTTCATAGAACCCAACCATTAAATAAATTGTCTTTGTCTGGATATACATCTTCATTAGAGTTTTGATTATATTCTACAAATAAATTATTATTAAAACTTAAATAATCTATCATTCTTCTTATATAATACTCTGCAAACTCTCTTTCTTTATTTACTAAATAATCTACTTCTGATTTAGTTACACTTTCAGCGTTTTCGCTTATGTGTTTAAATACACCTGCGTTTTTTACTTGATATGCTGCAAATGGTAAATAATCCATCATTGCAAAATGTATTAATGCAGGTTGTATATAGTTGTTGACTAATGTTAGATAATTACCTGTAAGTGTATCATCTGTTATTTTTGTTTCTATTGCTTCATATAGTTTAGTACCTAAGAAATTTTGTATATGTATTTCTTGTGCTAATTTTATATAAGGCAATAACTTATCAACGTCTACATTACCATCTAGTATTGTATTCTTTTTTAAGTCCTGTACTTTTATAAATAATACTTGTGCCATTATTAAAATGCTTTACCTTTCGGTGTTGTAAAATCTTTTTTCTTTTTAAATCCTCTATTCTTCATATCTCTAGGTCTTTTAGCTACCTTAGCATCATTAGTCTCTGGTTTAAAACCTTGCTTCTTAGCTTCATTAACACTAATCTCTGATCTAGGGTTTTTAGCGTCAGGTGTAACAGTTTTAGCCATATACACTCTACGTTCCCAATAATGTCTACAAGAACCTCCACCTTTATATAACCATATATCATATGTATTTGCACCATCTGGTCCCCAACCTGGATTCACAGATTTACTACTCATAGTCATTATATCTTCTTTACGATATACTTTTTTAGCAGCTACCATCTTATTGCAAAAATCTCTACTACTTCCATCAGCTTTTAACGGTGCGTATTGGTATCTTACTTTGTATTTGAAACCTTTTTTATTTTCACCGTCTTGTTTACTTTTAGCGTTTGATTTAGCACTACCCGTTGATGCTAGTTCTAGTTTTTGATTTAATTCTTCATCATTATCATAATCTACAGGTGCAGATTCAATAAGTTCCCAATTATCTAGATCTTCATCTTCTCCTAAATCTAATAATTCTTGTAAATCAGTTTTATCACTAGATAGTTCTGCTTTATCTTCTAAGTCAACACCAGTTTCTTCTTCTCTAGTTTCATCATCTACTAGGTTACCTTCTAAATCAGTAAACTCTAATGGTTGTAGTGTTTTAAAGTATAAGTTTAATGAAACATTATTAAATGCTAAAATAGTATCTAAAGCATCTAATATATATTCTTGTTGTACTCTAATAACCATATTGTCAAATAATATACTAGCTTGTTTTAATTCATCAGCATTACTACCTAAACCATTATTACCTGTTCTAATACCTAATAACAAAGGTGATGATAATCTATGCCCTACTAGTATTTTATTGGTAGCTTCATCACTTAAAAATTGATATTGGTTATGTGCATCAGATAATTGTACTGGATCTATAGTAGCAGCGCTTTCTTGATTGTCATTAAATGCTAATATAAATTTACCTGCATTACTACTTCCGCTAAACTTTTCATATATACGTCTTTCAATTAATTCTCTAGATTCTTCATCAGGCGTACCGTTATTAAAATTTAAAAGCATACTCGGTGCCATTCCATTCTGTATATTATTGATGTGATAGTTAGCTACTTCTGCTTCTAATTCACAGTAAGGCAATGCACCTTGATACGTAACAGGTGTATAATAAAAATAACCTGCTCTATATGGTTTAATACATAATATTTCTATTGCATTATTACCACTACCAAAAGCTGGTATTCTTGTTAGTTTATCTCTATTAGTATATTTACTCCAATCGTGAAAATAATAATATCCTTTTATATCACCCTTTTTATCTGCTTTTTCAGCTCTAAGTGTTTGTACTGGAAAATGCTCTACCTTAACTATTTTACTTCTATCTACATTGTAATATACTTGCAAAGTAGCTTGCCCTAATAAGTAAAAGTCAGAACATATCTTTTTTAAATCTTCTTTATTAAATAATGTAACTGCTTCTGCATATTCCATCGGTTTTTTATCGCTATTAGTTGCGCTTAAACCTTTACCGTATATCATTTCAGTTATACCATTAATAATTGCGTTATTAGTTGGACTACCTTGATATTGGTCTATTAGATATTGATAATAGTTATTATCTTCACCGTAAGAAACAAAATCTTTATTCTTTTGCTCCGTTATCTTTGGTGCTGTATATGTATTTAAATTTACTACTCTAATATTACTCATTAGCTTATTATTATATAATCATCATCAGGATAATTAGTTGTTTGTGTGTATTGTCCGCTATTAATTGTATAATAGTCATTGTCAGCTTGATTTATAGTTTGATCAGTACAAAATACCTTATCTAAATAAATACTTTTTTCAGAAGTTGTTATACTTTCCCAATTATCGGTTGCTGCTTCCCATATTACATTGTAAGTGTTCCATAGCGCACCTACACCTTGTAATATTTTTAAATCATAAAATCTACCTTCTACTAAACTAAATGTAGTAGATATAGATGCATTATCATTATTTCTTGTTAATGTAACGTTTTCAGTTCTTGTTGTTGTGTTAGTACTAGTATCTCTAATCGATACAATAACCTGTGACGGATATGTTCTCGGTGCGAAAGTTAAAGTTTGCGCTGAAGTACTAGTTGTTAAAATCTTCATACATATATAATAAAAAAAAATATATTTTTTATATAATAAAAAAGGGAAGTTAAAAACTCCCCTTTAAAAACACACAAAAACAAAAAACTTTTATGAAGTTGGATTAATTTGTGTTCCACTTGCTAACGCAGTAACTACCGTTCCTGTTACGAATAACGGAGGTATTACTTCTGTAGCTGTGAACGTTAAAGTAAATCCACTTAAATCAGAATATGCTGCACCACTAACGATAGTACCTGCTGTTACTTCAGCACCTTGGTGGAAACCTACCATTAGATAATTAGCGTCTACTGTATCTGGATCCATTGTACCTGATTGTACTGCATTGTTGTCTTTTACTACAACGTGTGGTCTTGCTGCTGCTAGAATTTTAATTTCTTCTTGAGTTGCCACATCTAAATGTGTAAATGTTAACTCTAAAGTTGTTTCATATACCGTAGTACCTGTATCTCTAGAACTAATGATGTTTGTTGTTAATGAACTAGTAGCACCTTTTAAATCGTATTCAAAAAAAGCTGGTGTTCCTGATAAAGCAGAAATATTACCTGCAGAGATTGTTGCTGTACCTAATGTACCATAATCTGCAAAATATACTTTACTTAATCCACCTACCGATTCTTTACAAGGTAACTGCCTTCCTGTTGTTAATGCACAAGCCATAATTTATTTTATTTTAAAAAAAAAGGTAGGTAGTATAATGCCACCTACCCTTTTTAAGTTATACTATTATTTTAATTACGCTGTAGCGTATAATACAATATCACCACCGATTGCGTGCTGAATACCTGCTGTAAATCTCATTACTACTCTTACGTTTTGAGATCCATCTAGATCTGCCATATCAATTACTTTTACTTCGTTTTGATCTGACATAAGTCCAGTTCCAAAGAACAGGTTACTCGCTTGTGCTGCAACTGCATCGTTATCTGATAAACCAGGAGCGTTTACTACCTTAATTCCATCAAATGATAATGCATTACCGTTGTTATACCATTGAGTACCTTGAGCGTTTGTACCTGCTGCACCTAAACCTGCTGCACCAAATCCACCTAAAGCTCTAATATAGTTTCTGTACATATTAGATGGTAAGTAGATATTTAAATCTTCTGCACCATATACTGCTGTAGGAATAGCGTCAGCTATTTTTCCAAGTTCTGCTATTACGTTTGCAGACGTAGATGCTGTACCTGTTACATCGTTTACGTCACCATCAGCACCTAAAGTTGTGATAAACCCATCAAACTCACCTGCTGTTGCATTAGTACCTGTCCAAATGTTTTGTTCCATTTTTTGAGCTACTTTATCTGCTACGTGAGCAATTAAAAAGTCAGAAAACTTAGGAGGTAGGTTATCAAATGCAGAATATCCCATAGATACTGCTTCCCAATCTGATCTGAAATCTTTTTTACATAATTCTAAGTTTACCTGAAATTCTTCTGGTTGTAAGATTCTTTCAGTTAAAGTTAGTGTTGAAGTATCTGTAAAGTCACAAGTACCATCTTTTACGATACCATCTGTTGCGACTTTTTTCATTACTTGTTTAAATTTTACATTAGGTACAATAGATATGTTACCTTCTGCTAACGTTTTACCTGATAATAGAGCAGCTGAAATATACTTTCCTGCAAATTCACCAGCATACGTTGTTGTTATTGAAGTTGTTGTTGCCATTATTTAATTAATTATTGTTAGAAATTGCTTGTAATACTCTACCATAGGTAGTGTTTTGATTTGAGTTAACTGCAAACTTTGCACCTAGTTTTTCTTCAATGTTTTCAGGTGAATGTTTGATGCCTTCTGCCGCAGGTTGAGATAATTCTTCTTGCTGTGACATTTCCTCTTTTTCCTCTTTTTTATCGACCATTGCATCAATGATCTCTTTTAGTTGTCCTTTTACTTCTTCAACAGATTCTGCTAAAGCTGTAAGTTCCTCTTTAGTAGCGTAACCCATTTCAGATTTTTCTTCTTCCTGAACTGGTGCTTCTTCAAGGTTAGTATCTTCTACTGCTGCTGCAGTTTCGTCTACTACTTCTTCTGAATTTTTGATATCTTCTATCATACCTTCTGTTTTAACGATTAATATTCTATTGTCCGAAAGTTCGTACTCACCAATAGGTAAGGGAACATTCTGATCCTCTGTTTTAATAAATACTTCGCTACCCGATTCAAATTTATCAGCAGTTAGCACAGTACCATTCTCCAGAGTTATTTCTTCTAAAGAAATTTGTTCTAATTTAACGTCTACATTATTAGGATCAACACCTAATAAAGTTTTGACCTTTGATAATATCTCTGTAGCATTCATAACTATATAATGAATACACGATATTTTTTTACATTTTGTATTAGAGAAATTTTAAATACGCCCTATTCCTTGCGCTTCTAATGAACCATCACAGCATTTACGACTATAAGTATTGTCTGGACACAAACAAGCCCTTCTAGCACCTTTAGGTGACGTTCTACTAGGTGTTTTATAATGTTTATCTTTCTTTGGCATTATTTACAAATACAATATTCGCAGTTACACATATTTATCTTTTTATAGGTACACAGTTAGGTACTTTTCTTCCATTCTTCATTTTAGTACCAATCATTTCGTAACCTGGTTGACAAGGTTTTTTTAAATCTTCGCTGTGTTGCTCACAAGGCATATACCATTCTTTACCTTCGTATTCGTGTACGTGATAACCTTCACACCCTAAGTCTTTTGCCATTTGTTCAGCTTTTTCTTGTGAAGAATATGCAAGGCGGTCATCTATTATGGCATATTGTTCGTTAATTACTTCTGAATATAAATTAAGTTGTTTTATTTTACTTTCTGCCCAACTTTTAGCTGATTTACCACCCCATAATAAATAACTTATAGTGCCACAAGCAGTTGTATCGCTAGGATCATAATATTCTTCTGCTCTAGATAAATAACTATACATTCTTTTAATAGTTTCGGTACTTACCTTTTCTTTTTTAGCTAATTGTTGCGCTCTTATCTTACCTACATCGGTTGCACACTTATTATTTACTTTGTCGTTTAGTTCTATACCTCTTTTAGCATTATTAGCAACAGAATCTGGGTAGTCGTTAAAACTTTCTAGTGTTACTGTTACACCATTAACAATATCTTTTAAGGTAGATAATAGATATTCTGCTTCTGCTCTTTCTATTGCGCTTAAATCATCTTTTCTATATGTAGACTTGTCTTGAAAATAACCTTCTATTGAAAAACCTTTTACAGCACCTGTTTTAACAAATTCTTGCCATACTTTATCTGAATTTACCTTTACACTACCTACCCAAGTACCTACAGGGTATTTTAAACCATAAAATGCAGTTTTGTCTTTTATAGGATCTTCTACTATCCAGCTTTCTACTAAACTTAAACCTTTTAGTTGCATTTGGTGTTCTAGTGTTGCATTGTTTTGGTTACCTTCCATTAAATACATTTCACTAGCCTTACGAACCGTGTCTTTACTAAAATATATATAATATTCGCCTTCTTCGTTAACTCGTAGTATTGGTTTATTAGGTATAAGTAAAGCACCTAGTAATATTCTTTTTTCATCATCAACTTCTGCTAATTTATACTCAGCGTCTTTATTAAGTGTAATAAAATCTTCTTCTATTGCTGGTTTCTCTACAATAGATATAGCTTCTATACCTGAATACTCTTGTTCTTCGTCTAGTATAAGTTCTACTATCTTCATAATTATATAATATATTTATTTATGTTTTTTTTATATTCCACTTTCGTTTATAATATTTCTATCTAATTGTTGTGCCGTTGTAACATCTCCTGACACTACATATGCTTTAGTAGGCGGTTGGTTGTTTAGTGTTTCAGCTATTTGATTTAACGGTGATTGTCCTACTACATTAAATGCTGGTGCTTGTGCTATTGGTGCTGCTGCTGCCGATACTCCTGCCGCACCTGATCCACCGCCTGGAACTTTTGTGCTTACTATATTTTTAACTGCACTAAAACCTGTTGTAAGTGCTGTAGCAAATCCAATTAAACCTAATGGGAAAAATGGTTTACTATCTAATGCTGTTGTTGCTGCTTTATATGTACTCATTATTGCTTCTGCAGTTAATGCTGCTTTCGCTGCTGCGCTATTTTCATTTAACGCACCTGCTATTGCTTTTAAACCATCTTTAGCTAGATTAAATTTCATATCTGCTAAATTTTTGTCTAGTAGTTCTTCTTCTGCGTTAGCTTCTGCTACTAATCTAGTTTTTTCAGCTTGTGCTTCTTTAAAAGCAGCCGATTCTTTATCTAATAATTTTTCTTGTTCTGCAAATACATCTAATGCTAATTGTTTTCTAGCTTCTGCACCTTCTTGTTGTATTCTTAGTTTTTCAAACTCATTATCCGTTAAGTTTATTAACGATTGCCTTTCTGCTTCTTCTAGATCAAATGTTTGTTGTAAAAGAGTAGTTTGTAAATCTACAGACTCTTGTATTAAAGCATTTCTATTAGTTAATTGTTCAGATTCTATACCACCTAATCTCTCAGTAACTTCTAGTTTTAAGTTTTGCGCTCTAATTAATTCTTCTTGTAAATCTATATCATTTTCATTAAGTGCAGCTTTTGCTTCTGCTGAAGCTAATTGTAATTCTGCTAACCTAAGTTCTTCCTTTGCACCCTCCTGTAATATCCTAGCTAATTCTTCATTTGCAGCTATTCTATCTTCAATACTTTTACTTACATCATCTCTTATTTGTCTTTGTTCTTCTGCTGCTTGTAATGTAACTAATCTTTGTCTTTCTTGTTCGGCTGCCGCTAACCTAGCTGCGTTCGCTAGATCTACTGATACTTTTACTGATTCTGCTGTTTCTGTTACATAATCCTTTATTGCACTTGCCGCATTAGTTACTTTTTCTTTAACATCTTCAAAACTACCATCAACACCTGTTACTATATCTACTGCTTCTTTACCTGCTGTTTTTAAATCTTCTACGGCTCCTGCAAAGTCCCCCTTAAATAGTTTTCCTACAGCTTGACCTATTATACCTAAAGTTTCTTTAAACTCGTTAAACCTATCTATAATGCCTTCTTTAATAGAAGTTGCAAATTGTTTTATATTTTCGACAGGATCTTCAAAAAACGCTTTAAATGCATTTGTAATGTTTGCAGTATTATCAACTATTAAATCAACAAAATCTCTAAATATTTTTGATATCGTACCTGTAACTACTGCTAAACCATCTGCTGCTTTTTGGTTAGATAAAAATGCATCCGATAAAAATTGAAATGCTTTTAAAAATATACCTATACCTAATGCTTTAAAAGCTAAACCTATACCTGATATGCCTTTACGAACTTTATTAGCTGCGCCTTGCAATCTTTTAAAACCTTTTTCGGTTGTTTTAGTTTGCTTCTTACTTTGTTTTTCTACATCTTCTATAGAGCTTTTTATTTCGTTAAACTCTTTTTGTATAGATTCTAAATCTTTTTGTAGATCACCAACTTCAACTTCTAACTCTATTGTTTTTTTAACAGCCATCTTCTTTTTAATTTATATTTGCCTTTTGCTATTAGCACGTTCTCGTCTTTGCTTTTAGAGTATTTTAATAATTCGATTATGCTGTGTAACATATATATATAATAGTATTATTTTATTTTTTTAACAACTTGCATAATTAGAAACTACACCACTACTACTTATTTGCGCTCTATAGTTATTTTCGAACTTATACCAATTACCACCACCGTTATATTTTTCTGTTGTTTTAGCTTGACCTGCTGAAACTGAATCCGTATATAAAACTGTATTGTTACCTAATGTAGTACCTGCAAAATACAATATTGTAGTAGGCGTACCACTAGTACAAGCAGTAGTTGCATTTAAATAAGGTGAACTAATTTTTATACCCGTTAATCCTGCAGTAGATGGATTTACACTATCATAATATAAATCTCCATTAGGAAAATTCCAATATATTCTTTCTAAATACCCACTACTATCCATTTGATAAAACCTTGTATATCTACCTCCTGCGTGGTCTACCCATTGTTGCGTTGATGTATTAAATGATTGCAATTTTGCAGCAAATATTTTTTGATCAGGGTACTGTGAATAATATATTCTTAATGGATCAGATGAATGGTCTTGATTAAATGTACCCTGCCCATATGTAGGTGCAGTTGTTAAATTTTCATCTGAATAAACTAAACCACCTGAACCGAATACTGAACCTGCTTGATATAAGTAATCTGTTGAACTAAATGATTTTCCAAATACTGTAGTTAAGTCATAGAAGTTTGTTCCAGATACATAATCTGCAGTTATTCTTAATCTCCATACATTTAAGTTACAACTTTGTTCTGCACCTAAAGTTCCATTACCACCCGATATAACGTGATATTTGTTTGGGTTTAATCTATAATTGCCATCTGCTGCTAATCCTGATAATGTACCATTAGTGTTTGTTGTGTATAATACCATACCTACTTGCCAAGTTGAAGTATATGAGTAATAGGTAGTTGTTGTCGACTGTACACACGCTGTAAAAGCACTAGTATTATAATTTGCGTTATATGAATATACTTGTTGTGGAGTATTTACTGTTTCGTATGCACTAGATATAGTTGTCCCTGCACTATTAGTAGCTGATCCCCAATAATAATAAGTTGTGTTAGGTGATAATGATGTAAAGTTTAATGATTTAACTCCAGTTGATGTAGTAGATATACTATAAAAAGTATTACCTGCTGCATTATAAGCACTATTATTAGTTCCCATCCAAATACCTGCACTTGTTATACTTGCACCATTATCATTTGTTATGTTTATATTACCTGTAAAACTTGTAGATGTTACACTAGTTTCGGTTTGTGTTTCTACTGATGGCGCAGAAGGTGCTGTAGTTGTTACAACTGTTTCATAAGTACTTGATACACCTTTTGTTGCACTATATTGGTTTGTTGCTGTCCCCCAATAGTAATATGTAGTATTGGCTAATATTCCTTCTGAACTACCAAAGTCATATGTTTTTATACCTGTAGAAGTAGGTGCAGGTGTTATATTATAATGTGGGTTGTTAGTAGCCGCTGCACTATTAGTTCCCATATAAAATCCTGCTCCATTAATTGTATCACCACCGTCACTAGTGATTTCTAATCTAGCTGTAAAACCTGTATATGTTACATTTTGTTCTGTTAATGCGCTTACAGTTGGTGGTACAGGTGCTGATGGAGTTGTAAGGCTAAGAGTTGTACCTACACCTTCCCCGTGTTGATTTTCACCATATGCTGTTACATAATAAGTTGTATTACCCGTAACTCCTGATGTTTTATTATAAGAATAACTACCCGTAGATGTTCCAGAAACTACTTGTTTAGTATTATTAGTATAAGTAGGATTTGTACCTATATAAAAACCCCTTTCACTTACAGTTCCATTAGCTATATCTAAACTACCATTAGCTGTAAATGATTGATATGTAACATTTGAAGTTGTACTAGTAGTCATTATAGGCGCTTGTGTAGGACAAGGTTGATAATTTGATATATAACCATTAGTATCTATTGTAGCATAATTACTACCTGGAAATGCGTGATAGTTTCCTGATCCTGTATATTTAGTTGTTAAACCTTGATTTGTAAATAGTTGTGTTGTGTTACCTAATAAACCCGAATAATATACTGGTGTATTTAAAGTATAACCACAAGCAGTACTAGGTGTTGTGCTATTAGATGAAGATATTGAAATTTGTATAAAACCTACACCAGATGAAACTATTGCTTCGCTACCATTTAATAATTCTAAATTTGATTCACCTGTTTGTAAGTTAGTTGTTATACTATTTATTCTATAAGTAAGATCACCTATTTGTAATTCATCTGCTAAACTGTATTGTTGTAAAAAACTTAAAGGTAATTTAGCTTTTATTTTAGTTAACCTTTCATTAAACCTAAATACATTAGTAACATATGCTTTATAATATTTTTCAAATAATGTATCTATATATGCTTCGCTATCATTCCATTCATTCTTTTCTACATTAAAATGTATAGATTCTGGGTATCCTGCACCTGTGTTTAATATTGCTGGTGTATTACTAGGAATCCAATATGCATCTACATTAGCTTCATAAGCATTACTTGTTCCACCATCATAACCATTTATACTTGAGAGTAAATTTATAGAAGGTGCTGTGTCACCCGTATTAGAACTGTGTATAGGGTAATATATTACTGGTTTACCTAAATACGCTGCTTGCTTATCATCTAATAAATGCCCTACTTGCAACCCTCCAACTAATTTTTCGAACATCATATGCTGAAAAGGTAACACTATTTCATACGCTTGATTATTACTATCTAATGTTCCATCATCATTATAAGTTGCAGATCCCCAATCTCTTTGAGATTTCTCTCTATATTGTTTTGCTAGTATGTTTTCTGTGTCTTCATATTTAAAAGATATTTCTCTATATGGCAATGCTTTGTCTATAGTTTTTGTTGTACTGTCTACGTATTCAGTAACGTCTCTTACTGTACCACCTGAATAATAACTATCTAACGTTTTAACATATATCTTACCATCTTCTTTATAAGCTGTTAGATTAAACATTTTAAATATTCCTGACAAGAAGTCTATTATTTTAATATCTGGTATGTTTTGTTTTATAGAAAAACCTTGCGTTGGTATATCAAAGTTCGCATCTACATCTCCTGTTGCTATACTAGTTGTATCATAGTTGTCGAAATTTCCAAATAGATCAAAAGAAAAATTAACTACAGTTTCATTATTATCTGCTCTAAAAATTAATTCATAAGTACCATTACCTAAACTAAAACTTCTTAAAGCATTTGATTGTCCTACCGCATAAGTAAAAGTTGTTTCTATTTGGTTAGTTGATTTGTTTCTTAAATCTACATATATGTTACCTGTAGATGTAGAATATATTACACGTAATGCAAATTGAAAGTTTTGATATGATGCTAAACCATATATTATAAATACTCTCTCGCTTAATATTAAGTTATTAGGGTGTAAGTTTGTTGCATTAAAATATGATTGACCAGTTTGTTTATTTGGTGTGTATGAACTTCCTAGGCCTTCTAATATTTTACCTGCATTTCTTTGGCACAGCATATATAAGTTATAGAAACCTATATTAGTTGTATTAAAGAAATCATTACTAAATGTTATTAAATCGTATTGATCTTCTATTGCTTTTATAATTACATATAACCTTAAACTATATACTAGATCTTTCCAATAATAACCAGAGTATTGCGCACTATTAGTTGTACTTAAATTACCTCCTGATATATTTACTTCTTCTTTTGTTGCATCATAATAAGATGGAGAAGTTACAGGCGATGTAACATCTAAATAAAAACCTCTTTGTGAATTACCTATTAAAGATACTAATGTAGGTGTTGTAAATGTTTCGCTACCAACTGTAACATTACCTGAACCTGAAGTTGATGTTAATGCAGTTTTTACATCTGATGATGTATAAGTTACATCAAAATTATCTAAAAAATCTAAGTCTTGTAATTTAGAATCACCTAACACTTCTTTTAAATCTAAATCACCAAAGAATGTAATTCTATATGTGTCTGGTCTACCGTTTTTTAAATCTACACCTTCTAATCTTATCTTACCTCTTTGAAATGGTAAACTATTTAATTCTATTTTAGCATCTTTCTTTTTACGTGCATCAAAAGAAAAGTTTGATGATTGTATAAAATTATGATAATGTTTAAAGAATTTATTATTTGTTTTACTAGCAGGTAAACTAAATGTTTTACTAAAGTTAGTAAATATCTTAGCAGGATCTTTTACGTCTTGTATGGTTTGTGTTAAAGATATTGTTTCATCTTTAAATAAATCTAACCTAGTATAATTAACATCGCCAGGTTCTTTAACATATAATTCAATATTATTCATTATCTAATATTACTTATCATATCAAAGGCATACTCTGCAGTAATTGTATATTGTACTACTTTATCGTTTATACCTGTTTTAAATGTTTGTTGTGTATCGGTTATATTAATTGGTACTGTTTGTTCTGATCCGCCTTCTACTTTTCTTATCCATACTTGCTCACTTACCAATAATTGTTTAATAGCTTCATTCACATTATCATAACTCATAGGCGGTGTATTTAGTATAAGTTTTTCATTTGCCAAAGTATTAAACTGTCTTATAGAATGTTTTTGTTTATCATATTCAAAACTACTATTCCCTATATTTCTTTTAAATGTAGTTTTACTTACATTAATGTTTTCTGTTGTTTTACCATTAAAATAAAAGTCTTGTAAAGCACCATACTTATTTACGAATGTAACCTTATATGCTGTGTGTTTATTACAAACTCTATTAATCTTAAAAACTGTACTTATAACTGTTTTAGTTGTATCACTTGCACTAAACGTATCATATACAATTGCAGAACCTGACCAATAAGGGATTACACCTGCAGTATTGTCAGGATAATATAATTGAACTGAATTCCCGCTTGTAGGTGGATTAATACGTGTTGTTACAGCGGTAGTGTCTACTAGCAAATCATTTGTCGCTATTGTCTTAGCACTATTAGGTGGTGTGTTACCTGTACCCAAACCTTCCATAAATTCATAGTAACCATCTAAACCTGTGTGCGGACCAATACTATAAGAACCCATATTAGAAACAGCACCCCCTGTGTTAATGTCATCTATTGTTGCGCTTTTAAATGTTAGTGTACCTGTTATTGCTATTGTTTGACTAGTGTATGAATTGTTAAATGTAATGTCTAAATAATCTCTACATAAGTCTGCTATCTCAAAACTAACTGTTCCAGTTTCTGTACCGCTACTTCCAGATAGCACCGTATCTTTACTCATTTCACTTATTACAGTACCATCTACTGATAATTCTAATGTAGCACTTTTAGCTACAAGTGAATTTGTCGAATCATATGCTTCGCTCTTAGTTTCGTAATACGGACTTCTTAATAATATTGCTGCCATTATGTTCTTTTAATTAAATCTGCTTCTATCATACTATCTATCATTTCTATTATCATATCATCACTAAATATGTTTTGTAGGTCTTGCGGTAATTTCTTAAACTCATTAACAAATGGTATAGTAAAAAAATTGTTTGCCCTAATACCTTTTTCGAATATGCTTCTTGCTAATACATATCCTATTTGTTTGTAATCACCTTTTTTAAATTTCCCTTGTGGATCTCTAAACCTTATCTTTCTAGCTTTAGCCCAATTCTCAAACGCACCTGAATAAGGCATTTTAGTTTTGTAACTATAAGGTGT